AATGAATATTTTACTTTTTATTTAACCAAAAAGAGTAAAATGGAAGAAGAATTGTTACAAACCAAGAATGTTTAATATTTATAAATAAAACATTCAAAATGAATTTAAGAATATTACAACCAAGCGAATCAGGAAAAGGTATATTAGTTGAGTACGATGCGGGATATATTAACCCAAATGACAATCGTAATGAAAACTTAATTAGAGAATCTAGCGATATGTTAGACCACTCTAAACCATTTGAATTTTATGCCGTATTACAAAAATATGACACCCCAAATAGAAATGGTAGATTATACCCTGAACGTATATTAAAAAGAGAAGCTGAAAATTATAAGAAAATGATTAAAAAGGGTACCGCCCTATCCGAGTTAAATCACCCGGAATCATCTCTAATAGATTTAGATAGAGTGTCTCACGCAATCACCGAAGTATGGTGGGAAGGAAATGTCCTAATGGGTAAGATAAAATTACTTACCTCACCAGGTTACCACGAAAGAGGTATCGTATCAACTAAAGGTGACTTAGCTGCAAACTACCTTAGACAAGGGGTCACATTAGGTATATCCTCAAGAGGAGTCGGTTCCCTTAAAAAGATTGGAGAACAAAATGAAGTACAAGACGATTTTGAATTAATCTGTTTTGACTTAGTATCGTCACCATCTACTCCGGGAGCATATCTATTCTTAAATAAAGAAGATAAAAATCTTTATGATGAGAACTTAGAAGAAGAGAAAAAAATGAGTGTTGAAAGACACGTTGGTGATTCCGGAAACAAATCGCTTGACTTAATGAAAAAATTAAACGATTATTTGGGATACTAAATAAATAACAAAAAATGGAAGAAAAGTATTTTATCGCAAAAGTAACCTTAGACTCACTTGATGAGGCGTCAGGAAAAATTAAAAAAATAAGAGAAGAAAAATTAGTTAGTGGTTATAACCCTACTGATGTTGAGGCGAAAGTCACTAAAGTTTTTGAACATTATACAATGGAGTGGAGAATTACCGCTATTGTAGAAAGTAAAATTGACGAAGTGATTGAGTAATTAAAATTTCGATTATTAAAGAAAAGAGGACATATTGTCCTCTTTTTTTATGCTTTTTATTTTTAGGTGATATTTATGGATGTATAAAAAACCTGATGTGATTTAAGTTTAATTTAAACTTTTTTCGTATTAGGAGATATTTATATATTAAAAACAATATAAAACCAATGGCAAAAGAAAAATCTTTAGTTGAAGAGGCTATCATCCAAATGAAAAATTTGGAAGAAGCGGTAGCTGAAAATGCAAAAGGAATACTTGCTTCTACAATGAAACAAGAAATCAAAGACCTAGTAAAAGAATCTTTATCAGAACAAGATGATGATGAGATTGAAACCGATGACGTTGAAATGGAAGACCCTATGGGTTCTGATGATATTGCCGATATTGATATGGGTGATGATTCAGACGAAGAAGGTGATGAAATGGATACTGATGATATGGACGACACAGAAGATGATGGTGACGACGAAGAAGATATGGACTTCGATGACGAAGAAGATATGGACGACGAAGAAGATACTATCGACTTAACTGACGCTGACGACGAAGAAGTACTAAGAGTATTTCAACTTATGGGGCCGGATGATAACATTGTTGTTACTAAAGACGACAAAGGAAACACTCACCTTAAAGATGAAGAAACTGGAAAAGAGTATATGATTGTTGGTGAAGGTGAAGAATACGAAAGTTGGTCAGAAATGGACGAAGAAATGTTTGAAGGTGACGAATCTATCGAATCTATTGTTGACAGAATGTTTTCTGACGACGATTCATTTGAAGGTCACAAACATCACGGACATCACGACGATTCTGATGAATTAGACGAAATCGTTTATGAAATCGAAATGGGTGAAGATATGGAAGAAGATACGGACCAAGACTATATGGAAGAAGACTATATGGACTCAGTTATGGAATCTAAAAAAATGTCTATCAAACCTAAAGGTGTTGGAATGGGAAGTCCAAAATTCAAATACGATGCAAAACCTAACCAAGGTACCGGATTCAAAACAAAAATGAAACAAGGTGATAAAACTATGGGAACAGGTAAAGCTAAATTTGAATACAAAGAAGGTGAGAATTTGAAAGGTGAATTTAAAGCTGTTAAAAAATCTGAAACAAAAGAGCAACCAACTAAAAAACCAATGGTTAAAAAAGTTGAGACAAAAGAGAACGTTCGTACTTTAGGTGCGGGGTCTAATTTTAGAAAAGGTGGTTTACCAAAACCAAAAGCTCACTCTAAATTTAATACTGCAATCGAAGAAAGTACTTCTAATAAAGAATTACAAGTTCTTAGAGAGAAAAACGAAGAGTACAGAAAAGCACTTAACATTTTCAGAAACAAATTAAACGAGGTTGCAATATTCAACTCAAACTTGGCTTACGCTACACGTTTGTTCACTGAACATTCAACATCAAAACAAGAAAAAATTAACATTTTAAGAAGATTTGATGGTGTTGAGACTATTAAAGAATCTAAAAATTTATATCAAGTCGTTAAAAACGAATTATCAGGTAACTCTAAAGTTCAAAATATGAACGAATCAATCGAAAGAACAATTGCAAAATCACCTTCTACAGGAGCAGTTAACTTAATTGAATCTAAAACATATGAGAACCCACAGTTCTTGAGAATGAAAGACTTAATGTCAAAAATAAAATAAATAAATTAAAATTAATAAAAACCAAAAAAATGGGAGCATTATTAGAATCAGGTCTAGTTGGTAACATCGGGTTAAAACACCTTAAAGTTATTAAAGAAGACACAATCAACAAATGGGATAAATTAGGATTCCTAGAAGGCCTTAAAGGTCACTTAAGAGAAAACGTAGCTCAATTATATGAGAACCAAGCGTCTTTCTTGATTAACGAAGCTACTTCTGACGGGTCTTCAGGTTCATTCGAAACTGTTGTATTCCCTATCGTAAGAAGAGTATTCTCAAAATTATTAGCGAATGAAATCGTATCAGTACAAGCTATGAACTTACCAATCGGTAAATTGTTCTTCTTTGTACCTAAAATTCAAGGTTACCAAACAGGTCAAGACACAATCTTAGGAACTCAATTAGGTGGTGGTACTCACTACGGACCTATTGGTGCTGATGGTGGACAAACTGTTGCTGAAGGTCAATCAGGGGCTGGTTACACAGGAGCAAATGCTTTCAAGAAAAATCTTTACGATTTATTCTATGAAGGAACAGAAGCAGGTTTAGACCCAGCTGGTTTATTTGATTATTCAAAAGGTCAATGGACCGCAGTTACAGGTACATTATCTACAGTAGCTTGGAGTAATGGAGCATTAGTTGAGACATCTTCAGCTTATGATAACCAAAATGTTAGAAAAGTATTACTTGTATTATCAGGATTTACAGCAGCAGGTTCAGGTAAACTAATTGGTCCTGATGGAAATGAAGTTGATACTGAAACTTTCTTATCTGACTTAAGAATTTACGCTAACACATTTGCACCATTCTCAGCAAGTACTACTTGTGGAAGTGTAATTTCAGGTTCTACAACAACTGCAACACCACAATCTTTATTGTTCAGAGTTGTTACTCAACAATATGGTCAAGGTATCGTTCAAAACTTGTCAGCTCAAGGTACAACTACATTCCCTGGAACAGGTAATGGTGGAACTTATAATGACGTATGTACTCCTAATGGATACATCTTCTTAGAAGTTGATTTATCTTGTCCTACTTGTCCATCTTGTGGTGACACTTTAGATGGTTACACAGGTACTACAATTGGTAACTTAGGTAAAAATGACTTTAGTGCTGTTTGGAGACGTTACAAAGATTTAGAATTTGAAGATAAAATCGGTGAGGTTTCTTTTGAATTAGATTCAGTTACTGTTTCTGTTACAGAAAGAAAATTAAGAGCACAATGGTCTCCTGAGTTAGCTCAAGACGTTGCAGCTTTCCACAACATCGATGCTGAAGCTGAATTAACAGCTTTATTATCTGAACAAGTTGCTGCTGAAATCGACCGTGAAATCTTAAGAGATTTACGTAAAGGTGCAGCGTGGAACTTACGTTGGGATTACAATGGATGGAGAAGAATTTCTGCAACTACAAACTATACACAAAAAGACTGGAACCAAACATTGATTACTGCAATCAACCAATTGTCTGCACAAATCCACAAATCTACTTTAAGAGGTGGAGCTAACTGGATTGTTGTATCTTCTGAGGTTTCAGCGATTATGGATGACTTAGAATACTTCCACGTATCTAATGCTTCACCTGAACAAGACCAATATAATATGGGTATTGAAAGAGTTGGAACATTAGCAGGACGTTACCAAGTTTACCGTGACCCTTACTTCCCAGCTAACCAAGTGTTACTAGGACACAAAGGAACATCGTTACTTGATACAGGATACATCTACGCTCCGTATGTACCATTACAATTAACACCAACAATGTACAATCCGTTCAACTTTACACCTATCAAAGGTATAATGACGAGATACGCAAAAAAAATGGTCAACAATCGCTTCTATGCGAGAATTACCGTTGATGGTGTTAGAACATTCGATTTAAGAGAATTGAGATAATCAAAATCTTAAAATATTTAACAAAAAGGGACTATATGTCCCTTTTTTTTATACCTTTAAGTGAATAGTTGATTTTTTGTAAAAATGCGTTATATTTATTAATATGAAAAAATTTATACCAACACAAGAAGAATTAGACACTATACTTAAAATGTATAATAAAGAAAATTTAGGGTCTGTTTATATATCACAAAAAACCGGAATAAGTCGCCCAACAATATTAAGAATATTGAAAGAGAATGGTGTTGATATGAAACCATCCGGAAGAAGAGATATTGGTGGTAAAAAAATTGCCGATAAAAAATATCGGGAAAAAAATAAAGAAAAATTATCAAAAAAACATAAACTTTGGTATGAGAATAATAAAGATAAATGGGATGTGTATATTAGAGAATACCGAGAGAATAATATTGATAAAATTCGTCAAATAAAACGTGATTACGAAAGAAATCGTAAAGCGAGAGACCCCCTCTATAAACTAATCTCCAATTTCAGAACTGCGATATACCAAGTATTAAAGGAGAGTAATGTAGAAAAGAATGGACATTACTTTGATATTTTAGGATATACTCCGGAGGAATTGATTGTTCATTTAGAGAACCAATTTACGGAAGGAATGACGTGGGAAAATTACGGTGAGTTCCACGTAGACCATAAACTACCTATATCATCATTTAACATCAAAGAAATAGGTGACGAGGAATTTATGAGATGTTGGTGTTTGGATAACCTTCAACCAATGTGGGGGGAGGAAAATATTCGTAAATCTAATAAGGTTTTATAGATACTGAGGTATTTATATAAAAAGAAATTTATGAATAATTTATTTGATATATCGAGTGAGGAGAAAGATAGAATATTAAATCTTCACGAGGGAGCAACAAAAAGACAATACTTAACTTTAGAACAGGCTGGTCAACAATCGGGAGGAGTTTCAACAACTAAAACATCTACGGAAACAGCATTTCCAAAACAAAATGTTGGGAATCAATTTAAATTTGGTGAATATCAATCAGATGTAGTTAAAAATTCTATTGCGGCATTAAGACCTAAAATTGAGGAATTTATTAAAAGTAGTGGTGGTAAACAATTTGTTGTTAACATTGGTGCGGGGGAATCAAATGTGACTAACCCAAAAGGTTTTGAAACAAAGGGTAGTTTGGCATTGGCGAGAGCAAATTCTGTTAAACAATATTTCCAAGAGATATTTCCTGATTTAATTAAGAACGGTACTTTGGTTATTCAGTCCCCTGCGGATGTTAGTAAGGTTGTTTTAGGAAAGACTCCTTATGACAAAACTAAGGGAGATAATAGAAATCCCCAATTAATCAAATTATATAATCAAGAACAATTTGTAACTTTTGACATTCAGGGTTCGGGTCAGGTTGAGAACATTACGAGTATTTGTAATTGGAAGGCATCGATTACTGCGGGAACCGGAACTGTTGCGGTAAATTATGTCACAACGGATATTAAATTACAGGGAGCTGGTATATTAACATTTGGTACGGGAAGTATTCCTGATAGGATGGTTGTTGTTGACAATAAGGGGGGTATTAAACAGGATACCGGATATGTTGCAACAATGGCTCACAAGTATACGAGTTTTAAATATGTTCCATTATATGTGTCAAAATTAACACAATTAAACAAAACCGTATCAGTTAGTGGTGCTAACATTGTAAAAATCAATGTTAAAAATATTGACGATTTAATGAAACAAATCCTTGCTTCGGGTGTAACACAAATTCCTGACGATAAAACTCTTAGAGATATGGGTCAAACGGAAGTTTACAACGGTGTTGAAGAATTGAAAGCGTTGTTTAATAAAGGTGTTAGAGAATTTGTTGTTTATACAATTACTTCATCAAGTGTAACGGCACCGTTTGATAATAAAACCGGAGATTCTAAAGTTATAGTTTACTCCCCGGTTGGTAAGACGGGTTACAATTTAACGGGTAAATGTTAATCTTTTTTAACTGCGATAATTTTATAAACTAATTTTTTGTCCTTAACGTAAGAAATGTATGTTGTTGTAACACCATTATATGTTTCTTCCATAACTGATTGGACTTTTACTTTATAAACTTTGGATAATGAATCTAATAAGACATTCGACTCTTTGTCAATGTCTTTTTCTTTTGGTTTAGTTTGACCAAAGGTTAATGTACCAACAAGTAATAACGATAATAAAAATAACTTTTTCATAGTGTTTGTGTTTTATTTTACAAATATAATTAGATTATTTTGATTTGCCTAATATTTATTAATAAAATATTATATGAAAAAATTATATTTCTTAGACGAAGAAGAAAAAAGTAGAATATTGAATCTTCACGAGAGTGCAACCAAAAAACAATATTTGGGTGAGGATTATACACCACCTAGTTGGGTTACTGGTGAAGTAGAAAAGGCAATTGCTGACCCTGCTAAAAAAGGGGAAAGAATTAAAAACATATCAAGAATTGTATGTTCTCTTAAAGGAGATAAAATCACTAACAAAAATTCCCAATTTAATGGAAAATCTTGGGTTGATTATGTAACAAGTCAACAAATCACATCTCAGGAAGAAGCTCAAGCAAGAAAATTATGTTCAACCGGTGGTGATGAAAGATTATATAACATTGCAA